ACTTTTATGTCTTTCCATATGACATGAGACACTGCGTATATCCATTCAACGGGACAAAAGAAAAAAGAAGAACACTAGTTTGTAATGTGGATGTTGATTACAATCCTGTATCTTCAAGAACTGGATCGGGACAAAACGAATGATACCAAGAATGCCAACATGGCAATCTTACGTTGCCACAACCACACAGCCCATGTTCACACCAGAGCAATGTAAAATGATTATTGATGCGGGTCATCAGTGTGCTCCTGAACAAGCTAAAGTGGGCGGAGGTGAAAAAGGTAAATATGATACTAAGAAAAGAGTAACGACCATATCTTGGATACCTTTTGATAAACTACCACAAATGTATAAAGTTATTGAGAATCAGTTATCTATTGTAAACTTAAATCATTTTTATTTTGATGGTGTAAGACTTACAGAGCCAGCACAGTTTACGGTCTATCCTAAAAAAGGTTTTTATGATTGGCACATGGATCTAAATGCTTTTGGTCAAACAGGTGAAAATCCAATACGAAAAATATCTATGACATTATTATTGTCAGATCCATCAGAGTTTACAGGTGGAGATCTTTTATTTTCAGAAATGGGGGATAACAAACCCCTGCCCTTGAAACAAGGACAAGCAATATTCTTTGCATCGTTTTTAAGACACAAAGTTGCACCAGTTAAAAAGGGGGTCAGAAAATCATTGGTGATGTGGTTTGGAGGACCTCCGTTTAAATGAGTCAATTAAAAAGAAAAATATTATTTCCTACTCCCGTATACTTTAAAGACATACCTAACTCGAAAGAATTAAATAAATATTTATTTAAACATATCAAAGCTTGGCGTAAAGCAGATCCTAAAGGAGAACATAAAACCAACTCTGGTTTTGGTTGGCACAGTAAAACAGATATGGATAGACGAAAAGAATACAAACCTTTAATTGATGAATTATTTAAAATGGCTGAAGAATGTAATAGGGACTTTGGTGTAAAACCTAAACTAGGACTTGGTAACATGTGGGCAAATATTAATCCTACTTATAGCTATAATAAAACACATACACATCCTAACTCTATGTGGTCAGGTGTTTACTATATTAAGGTGCCTAAAAACTCAGGTAAACTATTTTTAGAAGATCCTAGACCAGGACCAAATACGCATATGCCTAAACGTGTAGACAACCTACCTGAATCATTATGGAGAGTATGTGCTTATGAACCAATAGAAGGTAGAATGATATTTTTTCCATCTTGGCTACCGCACGGTGTTGATATAAACTTAAACACCGAAAAAGGAGAAAAAAATTGGAGAATCTCTGTATCCTATAATTTTATACAAGTATGAGTTTTAAGAAAAATAAATATCAAGTTTTACGTAATGCTATATCTAAAGATCTAGCAGCATTTTGTTATAAGTATTTACAAATATCAGCGGAAGCAGATCATTGGATGTTAAACAATGGTGTAACACATTCTGGTAATAAACTAGTTGGTAATTTCAATGACCCACAAGTGCCAAACTCTTATGCTAAATATAGTGATAGAGTCATGGAAACTTTGCTCGTAGATACTATAAAAGTTATGCAAAAGAAAACAGGACTTAGATTAGTTCCTACATATTCTTATTGCAGACTGTATAGAACAGGTAATATTCTTAAAAGACATAAGGACAGACCAAGCTGTGAAATATCTACCACTCTTAATTTAGGTGGAGATAACTGGCCCATATTTATCGATCCTACGGGGTCTGACAACGTCATAGACGAGTATAAAAATATACATAAACCTGGTGCACCCAAGGGTGTAAAAGTGGACTTAAATCCAGGGGATATGCTTATTTACTCTGGCTGTGAGTTAGAGCACTGGAGAGAGCCTTTTAAGGGTAAACTCTG